AAGGTGCGCCACCTGTTTTTTGTGGGCCGCCTGAAAGATACCTGTTGCGTTTTTTTACATACCCTTTTCTTATTTTTCTTTGATAAGCTTCAAGTTCTTGAAGGATCATTTTCCTTATTAAGATTTTAATGTGGGGTTGTTTTTTGTCTTCTCTTAAGAACATTTGAGGCAACTCTATCTTTGCTTTTTTGTCTTTTATTGCTTTGTGTTCGTGGGGATCATCATCATAATGTCTTACAATGCCTAAATCAAGAAGAGTTTGAACTTTGTCTTTCCCGTTGGTAAAGTAAACGTCTTCAATCTTAAGATCGTTAGCAATCTTAAACAAGTCCTCATTGTCTTGACCAAACGCAGGCCGAGAGGTGACAATGATTACATCGTTGCCGGCAGCACGCTCTTGTTGGATAAGTTTTGCTGCTATTGGATCTAAACCCACCGGAACTTCCATTTCTTCTTCTTCGCTCCATTCTTTTTTTAAGATTGTTGAATCAAAGTCAAAACTTACTTTCATTTTGTTCTCTCGTGTGCGTGCAAGTGCGTGTATTTTGTTTTGGGTGGTTTTGTTTTTCTTTCTTACGTGCGTGCGTGCGCTTTTGTTTTGCGTAATTTTGTTTTAGGCTAGTAAGTTCGAATAGGCTTAAGTGTTTGCCTTTTAAAGTCCAAAGAAACCAATCCTTCAATTTTTGGGTGCGGACAAGCGGCTTTTCCGGTTCGGCCGAAGGCTGATTGCTTTATTAGCTGCATTTTCTTTAAAGGAGAAGAACCAGGGGCAAATTTAATCTTGATTAAGGTTCTTTCTTTTGTCTTTGTTCGTTGAAGAGCGAAATTTTGGCCTGGAATGATAGAAACAACGGTAACATCTTTGATTGAGCGAAGATCATTAACGATTTCAGACTTATTTCGGCTACGATCTGTGACCATGCTTACAGTGACTTCGTAAATGTAGCCTTTTGTTGAGCCTTTTGCTTCTTTTAGGAGGTCTTCGGAAGGATTTTCGGTGATTTCAACAACCAAATCGCCATTTCCTTTGATGACCCTATGAAAATGCTCTTTTGGAATGAAAAGCTTGTCGCCTTCTTGAAGATCAATGGGAAGTTCGTTGTCGTACTGGAACTTCCAGCCGTTTGCTTCAAGAACTTCAACCAATCTGTGATCACGGTCACGGTGCCACTCCAACTGGCTTTCGTTTATAACGTTGGCGTGAAAGAACCTTAACTTTTTATTCTCGTTTATTTGTATTTCTTTGTAAGGTTTGCTCATGCTCTTATCCTTTTATGTGCTTTTGAAGCTCTTCTTTGATCATACTCTCAACAACTTCCTTGGTGCTGGGGTTTTTGCTTGGTTTCATAAAATCTAAAAGTTTGCTTACTTCACCAATATTGTCTTTTAGTTTATTGTATTTAGCTGCATATTGTTTTTTGCCTAGGATTCCAAAAAGAAGCTTGATACTCCCATCAAAAGTCTTGTTTTTCATTACCGCTTCGGTTCCTTGCAGTAGCCCCATGCCTTTTTGAAGCTGGCTGAAAGTTTCTGGATCTAGATTTTTAAGGCCTTCTATCTCTTTCTTCTCGCTGCTATCAAGAGTTGCATTCATCCGATCCATTGTTTCTGGCCTATCCCCGAATAGGCTTTTAACTCGTGTGCGACTAACCGCCAAATCTCTAAGTTTCTGAAGTTTTGGAAGAACTTTTGTCATAAACTTTGCTGATTTCTCACTTTTAGCAATTAACGCTGCGGTCTTGCCAGCCTTTCCTGTCATTGCGGCCTCGTGTATAATTGGCAAGCAACCTATTAAGTTGACAGTGGCATCAAACAGATCTCCTTTTAGTTTTCCTTTATCAGGCCCGGCTGCATGTACCCCCATTTGAAGAAGGTTCACTATAAGAGCTGTTAGCGAAGCAACATAGCCAGGGGGCCCCGGAGATAAAGATGAAACATCTGCAATGTTTTCAATCGTTTGCAAGTGCTGTTCAAATTTTTCTAAGGCAGAGCCGTCTTCGGTTTCATCATCGTCATCGGTGCCTTCGCCGGGACCATCATCTTCGCCGCCTTCGGTTTCATCATCGTCATCGGTGCCTTCACCGGAACCACCGCCTTTGCCGCCTTCGCCGCCGCCGGTGGGCGGTAGGGAAACGGGAGGGCGAACAGTTGTACCTTTTGGCTTTGCTTTGTCTGCGGCGGCGGCGCCAACACCGTGCTTGGCGAATACAGCATCGATTGCTTGATTGTCGCTGCCGTCAACACCCTCAAGGTCTTTCAAGATTGCCTTAAGCTTATTTTCTGAAGAGCCTGGAATAAAGCCCGCCAGGTCAGCAGGCAAGTTTATTTTTTCAAGTTTGTCAAAAACCCCTCCACAACCAAGTCTGCCCTTTCTCTGCCAACAATTTCAACCAATCGCTGGTAATCTGAGCTTTGTTTCATTTCGTTAATTAAAACAACTTTTTTATATTCTTCAGCTATTACTTGTTTTAGTTTGCTTTCTGTAATTTTCATTTTATATCCCTTTTTGCATTCTTCTCTGGCTTACGTCAAGCCACCTTCTTCCAGTTTTAGACTTGAAAAAAGATTGTAATTTTCCTAATGGTCCGGAGCCGTGAGAGCGATAGCCCTTTAAATTAGGCAGGTATCTATCGTACAACTCGCCGTCAAGGTTGCCAAAGAAGCCATCGTGTTCTAAAAAGCCAATTTTATTGCCTTGCTTGTCTAAGATATCATATGTTGTATCTTTATAGCCCGCCATTTCATCATAAGGATCGTCTGGATTTTCTGGACGGACGGCCTCGCCGGTTTTAACAACCTGAACCCCTCGGGCTAGTGGGTGTTTATACGTCTTCTCTATCTCTTCTTTGATAACTTGTATTAGGTATTGTTTTGTAATTTTCATTTTATATCCCTTTATTTCTTACCAGTATGCACCACTAACATTCTTGCCGAAATGCTTGTGTGCTCGACAGGCCCAGTAGCCAGGCTTTGTTTTATCTTTCTTTTCGGCGCATTTATGACGTGCGGCAAAAGACTTTCTTGCTTTTGGATCATTCCAGTTGCCTTTCATCTCTTTGGAGCCATAGTTAACTTTTATTACTTTGCCGTTCTTGTTTCTAACGTAAACCTTGTATTTTTTAACATCGCCCTTTGTTGGCTTTCCAAGGCTGACTTCCTTGCCTTTGTATTTGGCCTCGTCAAGGTCTTCTTCTTCAGGCATTGGCTTGTCTAGTGGGACCGTCGCTCCTTCATAGACACCAAACTTGCCCAGATCGCCTTCTAGAAGTTCCTCTTCATCCTCTGTAAGCGCTTCGTAAAGACCAAGTGAGTGAAGGGTGCGGGCTTCTTCTAGAAGCCGTGTGAAGGCGTCTGAGAAGGGCCTGTATACGGTCTCTGTGATAGGTATTTGGTTGTCTAAATGGTATTGCATTCCTTCTGAGATGTTTGTTGATTGAAAGATTTGCATTACTTCTTGTAAGATTTGATCTTGAATGTTTTCCATTGATTCGTTTTTCCTTTTTGAGCCTTTCTTGCCCCACTTCTTTCCTCTGCCTTTTGATTTACAAGCAGAAGGGGTTGGGCGGCAAGCAGGGTATTTTGATCTTTTCTCGCCTTTCTTGCGACCACAGGTTTTATAGCCGCCTTTGCCGTCAGGGGCATTGCAATCAACCCAGCCACCTGAACTTCCTTTGGCGCCCTTTCGTTTAAACCAATCGCCAAGGTTTGATTCGGATGAAGGCTTCTTTGTTAGTTTGCGCTTTTTGCGCTTTTTCTCTTCAAGCTTTTCTTCATCTTCTTCGGCTAAGATTTCTTGAAGTTCTTCTTCATCAAGGGCCAACTCTTCGTTGGTTGACTTGCCCCAGTTCTTGGCGCCAACTTTGCGGCACTTAACCAAAGCACCGGAAGCATAAGCAGAGGGCCATACTTTGTATCGGCTTTTAACTTTGTAATAACAAGCATCTTTTTTACCAGATGACTTTTTCTTCTTTTTTCTTTTCTTTTTGCGCTCTTCTAGAACTTCTTCTAGAACTTCTTCAACCATTAGAGCAAGTTGATCTTGGGTCATTTATTTTACCTTTTTTAGAGAACTAACATAAATAGTTAACAAAATATAAAAAAGGCGGGAAAAAATCCCGCCTTTCTCTAAAAAAGTATTATTTAAGCAACTGGAATCTGCGTTGCCCCAGCACTTGGGTCAACTTTTTGAACTTGAACCCGGAGCACACCATCTTCGTATGATGCTGATACGTGCTCTTCTGTTGTCCCTGGCCGCACTTTAAAGTTATTTGAAAACTTTCGCACGCCAAACTGAAGTTCTGACTCACAGTTAATCTTAAGGGAGCGATTATCCAAGGAAACATTAATGTTTTCTTTTTTTACTCCCGGGATTGGAACAACAATGGTAAAGTGCTCATCGCTGTCTTGAACATCATAGCACTTTGCTGGTGCTGTGATTGCCGGCAGGCCGTCGACTTGGTTAAGGATTGAACCAAAAAGCCGGTCGTATGTGGTTGGTCTGCGGTATAGGCTGTATCTAAGTGTCATGTTTTTCTCCTTTTGTTAGTTAGCCCTTTAAGAGGGTCTTTTTAGATTCAAAGATTTTTTGTTCAACGATTGCTGGTTCTCCAACAACATTGATGGGTGAATGTCCGTTCATGTGGATTGTTGAAAAGCGATGTTGATTTGAGATTTCGCCTGGCCAAGAACCCTTGGACTCGTTTAAACTTCGTTTAAGATTAATGTTCTCTGCAACAAGAGATACTGATTCAGGATTAACAAAAACTTCAGTCAGGCTGAAGTTCTGTCCTGCCTTCTCCACTCTCGTTAGCTTCACTAAGTTGTTCATTTGTTTCCTCCGTATTTGTTGTGTTGTTTTGAGTGATGTTATCATAGCCTTCAAGCATTGCGTAGATTTCTGAAAGGCCTGTATCTAGATTGAAAAGAGCCTCTCTTGCTTCTTGGATGTACGCTCTGGCCCTTCTCGGGCTTTCTCCTTGAAGACTTTCGCTGATTGAGCGCATGTGCTGTTCTAGTTCATCTACGTTCAGCCTTCTTCTAAGGTGCTGATCAAGTTCCTCAAAGATTTCTTCTAGTTCGATTGAATATTGTAAGTTTACTCTCATAGTTTCTCCATTAAAAAAACCATGGTCGATTGACCATGGTTAAATTTTAGACGCCGAAGTTGCTTTGTCAAGTACTATCCGGCCAAATCAAAGCCGATTTTAATAAGAATACCTGTTATTGCGGATGTCACAACCCATAGAAACCTTGTTATGCTTGACTTAAAGTCTTTTAAATCTTCGATTTCTGCTTCTTGGTATCTTACTCTTGCGTAAAGACCTTCGTCTGGATTGTAGATTGCTCTACGTATATCAGACATTTTCTCATTCATCTCTAACTGAGTTTCTTTAATCGCTTCAACTGAATCAGTTATGCGATCTATTTTACCTTCTAGTTTTGCCACCGTTACCTCAAATTGCCCCTGCACCATGCATGAAGCCCTCCTTAAATTTTTCTATAACATTATAATTAGTTTGTCAGCATCGTTTTTCCGTGAAATATCTAATTTTGATAACTTACTTTCTTCTTTATCTAAGTCGTCTGCACGGAAAGCAACGTTGAACGTAAAAGAGTCTCCATGGTTTTTAATATGGAACTTTGCGTCTGCCCTAAATGCCAAGTCCTTAAAATAAGGAATGGGCAATTGGAGCCGGTCAGAAAGTCTATACAAGCCAAGGTCGTTAATTTGAATTAAGTCATCGCCTTTTGTGTTGTAGTACTGCTGCAAAATGGCTGGTGATAGAGTTATTCTGTGCTCTTTTCCATCACCAAACCAAGATTTCTGTATTTTTTCGAGCATCTGCTTATGGCCCTGCTCTTTGTAAAGTCCAACAATTATTTGCTCTCGATCTCCTCTTCTTTTCAAGATGTTGCTTGATCCTGTTGGTGGTTTGAGATCTTTCAAAAAAGGTTGGATGTACTTTTCAAAGAACCGGTCCATGTATTTTTTATTTTCTTTGCTCTTGCCTTTGTTGAAGTTTGAATTATGAATCACCCATCTTTTTCTTTCTGTATCATACCCAACTGTTAATTGGCCAAACTCTGAGTCTATTGTTGTTTTTACTTCAATTCCAATAGGATCTTTATGTCCTGGGACTTCAATTACAATATCTGACTTTGTTCGGTCGTTCTTTGCTGTTCCATCTTGAACAAGGTACTTTGAGAAGTAAGATTCAATCTTGTCTTCTACGGCGTATCCTGTTTCGGTGGAGCGTTTATCTTCAGTTAGTAGTTTACGAAAAATAGGGTGAAGCATACTTAGTCCTCTACAATTGCATAGTCTGTAGTAATTAGTGTGCTAGCAACAGAAACAGCATTTAGCACAGCGTTTTTCGTGACTCGGACTGGATCTAAGATCCCTGCTTCAAATGCATCAACCACTTCTTCTTTTGTGAAGTTCCATACAACATTATCCTCATAGAGTTGTTGCGAAATCAAATCAAAAGATTCGCCGGCATTATCGCACATAATTTGTAGCGGGGCCTTGAACGCCTCTCTCATAATGGGGATAGCGGTTCTTTGATCTGCGTGGCCGTCATCCCAGTCAGAAGTAAGTTGAGGTAGTTGCTTTCCAATTCGAAGCAGCGTTGAGCCGCCGCCAGCAAGGATGCCTTCTGCTTGTGCTGAATTAACTGCTTCAAGCGCATCTTCAATGCGGTGCTTCTTTTCTACCATCTCCACTTCTGTTGAAGCACCAACACGAATAATAGCAACGCCAGAAGCAAGGCGAGTAATTCTTTCCTGGATTCTTTCACAAAGAACCATGTCATCGCATAGTGCAATCTCAGCTTTAAGTGAGTCAATTCTTTCTTGAACATTATCTAAGTCTCCTCTACCGCCAACAACAATAGTTTGCGAGCGGCCAATGTTGATAGATTTGCAAAGACCTAAATCTTTTAGTTTAAGATCTTTCACAAACACACCGCTATCTACCGAGGCAAGAGTTGCCCCTGTTGATGTTGCAAGGTCCTTAAGAATACTTTTTCTCTCCTCGCCGTATCTTGGTGCTTTCACGGCAGCAACTTTCATTGTGCCTCGCTGCGAATTCATAATCAAGGCCGCCAAAGCTTGTCCCTCGATTTGGTCGGCAACAATAACTAGTGGGCGACCTTCTCTTGCGACAACTTCCAACACCGGGAAGATTTGCTCAACTGCCTCAATCTTTTCATCTGCAACAAGCACAAGGGCATTCTCGTAGTTGCAAGTACCTGCTCTCTCGTTTGTGATAAATGCAGGTGAAACAAAGCCAGAGTCAAACCGGAAGCCTTCCAGAATGTCGACAGTTGTATCAACTGAGCGGGCTTCTTCAATTTGGACCGAGCCGTCGTTCCCTGCCTTGTCGACAGCAGTTGCAACAATGTTCCCAATAACCTCATCGTTGTTTGCTGAGATTGTTGCAATATGCTTTACGTCTTCAAGATCATTTACCGGCCTCTTTGCCTTGTCTAGTTCTTGCACAACAATCTCTGCTACCTGGTCGAGGCCACGCTTAATTTCAATTGGAGCGGCCCCAGCAAGGACGTGGCGGCGTGCTTGTTGGTAGATAGCGTTGGCTAGCACGGTTGTTGTTGTGGTCCCGTCACCGGCATTCTGTGCGGTTTTACGGGCTGCTTGCTTTACGATTTGTGCTGCTGAGTTTTGGAAAGGCTCCTCAAACTCAACAAACTCTGAAATAGTCACGCCATCTTTTGTGATGATGGGCGGTGCATCCTTCTTGTGGAGGATAACGTTTCGACCTCTTGGGCCAAGTGTTGTTTGAACATTTTCAGAAAGAGTTTGAACTGCCTCTGAAATCGAGTTAGATAGGTCTTGTTTGCTTTGATACTTTTTCATTTTTCTCCTTAAACAATCTCGTCGGCAATCCCATACTCAACAGCCTTTTCTGCTGAAATGTAATGGTTTGCGTTTGATTTAAACATTTTCTTGATTCTTGCAACAGACAAGTTTGAGTTATCTGCAACACACTTAACATACATATCTTGAAGAACCTTTACTTCTTCAAGTTCATTTTCCATGTTGAACACAGAGCCCATTGTCCCTGCGGATGCTTGGTGCAGCATAAGCCGGCAGTTTCTAGAAACTCTGCGCTTACCCTTTGTGCCGGCAGCAAGAACTGCAACTCCGGCTGACATAACTTTTCCAATGCCGGTTGTTTGAATATCAATACCATCCGCCTGGGCCATTCTCATCATATCATAAATGGCGAACATCTCAAGAACTTCACCGCCATAGGTTGATACAATCATCTTGATGTCTTGATCTGGTTGCTCTAAGTGTTCGTCTTCTTCAAGATCTTCAATTGTATAAAGTTCGGGTGCGTTCTTCCAAAGATAATAAATACCAGAAGTGATGTCTGCGCTCTTCTCTTCATTGATCTCGCCAAAGACAGCCACAGTTCGTAGGCTCTTCTCTGAATCTCCTTGAGGAATTGAAAAGTGAATTGTTGAAGGGGCCTCATCGTCGCCTTCCTCTTCCTTCTTTCCTGCTTCCTCTTCCATCTCGTTTAGCTTGTAATCTGTCATTTTAAACCTCATTTGTTAATTTCGCTAAAGGCTTCGCCTAGTTTACCAGAAATCTTGTCTGAAGGCAATGCTTTTTTAAACACCGCAGGAACTACTGTATTAGCTCTCACAAAAGAAGTTCCCTCCCACTCTAAGAATAATCTGTTAAACTTATTTTCTATAACTTTAATTTGTTCTTCATCTGCATTTGATTCTTTTGCAATCTCCAAGATCATGTCTCTTACTTCTTTTGCGTCCCTGCAAAACCCTCTAATCATTGTAATGCAACAAGCAAAACAATAAAGAAGGAAACTGTAGGACTGTGTGTAGTTCAACACGCTTGACATGATTCTATGTGAGAATACTCCCAAAAAGAAAATCAATACAATGCTCCATGCTTCCATTTATCCTCCATAAAGAAAAAGACCGCACTAAGGCGGTCTTTTAAGTGTAAACACTTATTTGGTTAAGTCAAATCTTATCCAAGTTTTGCTGCGATTTTTGCAGCGAGAGCCTCTGCAAGTTGCTCTTGCTTCGACTCCTTAAGAAGTCGCTGTGCAACTCTGCGTGAAACTTCTTTTACCATGGCGCCTGTATCAACAACTTGAACTGACTCGTTAAGCTCTTCGTACATGCCTTCTTCCATGTCCTCGGCTGCTTCATCTACGGTGATTTCTGCATCGGGGGCGCCTTTGATAGCGTCAATAAGTGCCATAAGGGCATCTTTAATAGCACCTTCGCCTTCTGCGTCGGCTCCCATCTCAGGCATCTCGTCGTCGCCCATTGGCTCATCAGCGGGCATATCATCAGCGGGCATATCATCAGCGGGCTCATCAGCCTCGGCCATCATCTCTTCCTCCTCCATGCAGTGTGCTTCTCCCATGGGATCTTTCTTTTCTGCCATATTCTCGCCTTCTTCCATTTTCTCTTCTTCAAGCTCTGCTTCAGCAAGGAAGTTCTCGGTAAGGGGTGCGATTGCAGCAAGTTTCATAAACTTGCGAATGTTTCCCTCTGAAAGTAGTGTTTTCTTTGCCATGTTATTTTAACTCCTTTGAAATAAAAAATAAGTGTTTGTTATAAATAGTACAATAAAAAGTAAAAGTTTATTTTTTGCTATCAGTTATAAATAGTATGTTATTTATAAAAATCACAAGTCGGGCATCTCTATTTCAATAATGTCGAAAATAGATCCAATTTCTTCTTCTGAAAGCGAAAAGTTTTCTCTTACTTTCTTTGCTTTCTCTCTTTCTTTTTTAAGTTTCTTTTCTCGATTCTTTGAAAGATTACCATTGTCCTTTTTGTATTCTTCAATAAGTTTCTCGATCAAAGGCGTTTGCTTTACAAACTGAAGAACAACCCAACGCAGAAACCTTCCCTGGCCAATGCCTTCGTATTTTAATCTTATACGAAAGTCAGCGTGAAGTTTTTCTCCAATTGAAAAAGTTAAGTTCTTCCAAGTGGGCTCGTATTTAACTATGTTGGGTTGTTCTTCTTCGCTCATCGTCGCAAAATGTGTGTGCTTGATTCAACAGAAGCGGCGTGAGATTGAAGAATGAATCTTGCTTTGCTTCTAAGTTCTGGAATGTCTCTTGCCCCAGAGTAAGATAAGCCTGATCTTACACCTGTAAGTAGTTCTTCAACAACATTCTTAACCGGTCCTTTGCAGGGGATTGTTGTTGAGACGCCTTCAAGAGAAGAGGCTTTGCCCCGCCACGCTTTTTGCGCTTCGGCGGATGCCATGCCACGATAAGCCTTAAAACAGCGGCCATCACGATCACGGAAAGTTTCGCTTGGGGTTTCCTCTGTTCCAGCAAGAAGGGAGCCAAGCATTACCGCATCAGCACCAGCAGCAAGAGCCTTTACAATATCGCCGGAGTTTTTAATGCCGCCATCGGCAATAAGAATGGCATCACGGTCTGTTTGGCCACAATCAATAACAGATTGCAATGTTGGGATGCCGTGCCCTGTTTGGATTCTTGTTGAGCAGATAGAGCCTCCACCAATACCAACACGAATAGAATCTGCACCCCAATCTGCCAGGCGGTTGAAACCATCAAGCGTTGCAACATTTCCTGCCATAATGCTTGCCTTACCTCGCAGTTTGTCGTCGAGCCGACGAAGTGCTTCCTTCATCAAGGAGTGATCTCCGTGAGCAACATCAACACAAATAACATCTGCGCCGGCTTTAAAGCACTCATAAGCACGCTCAACAAAGTCTCCACTTACCCCAACTGCTGCCCCAACAAGAGCAGCGGAGTTGTCATTAAAGGTTTTCTCAATTTGCTCTACTTGCTCTTTAATGGAGTTGTAGCGGTGAATAACAGCCATTCCCCCAAGAGAAGACATCGTGCTAGCCATTTCCCACTCGCTTACTGTATCCATCGGAGAAGCAATAATAGGAATGTCAAGACCGAAATGTGGATCTAGTGGTGTTTTTAGACTTACTTCTTTTCTTGATGTAATGTCGGAGTATTGTGGCTCCAATAGAACATCGCCAAATGTGATTGTTTGCTTATACATTTTCTTCCTCCTTTTGAATAAGTCTCTCTAAATACCACTGGGCTTTCTTGAGATCTTCCAGCCCTCCTTTTGATTTGTATCTTGAAACATACTTGATTACGTTCCCTTGACTAAAATCCATCTCCCAACTCTCAATGTAATCAATGGTCTCAATACCTTCATTGTAGTGTTCTGGATGATCAACTGCTTCTTTGCAGTTTGGCGTGTCTACGTGTTGCTCATAAATCATTCTTTCAACTGAATCATTTAAGTCGTCCAGGTAAACAGAAGCCTTGGTGTTTTTCGCATAGGAACTTGCTGTTGCTTCGTGAAAACGTTTTAGGGTGCTTTTGCTCATTCTCTCTCCATTGATGTTACGATTGGTCCGCAGAGCAGCCTTTGTCCGCTGTGCCCTCCCCTAAAAACAACAACTGCCGAAGGGAAAGGCGCAGGGTCTGTTGTGTTGCCGCCGCCAAACTTTAACCGACCACGAACAAAACGAATCTCGCTTGAATGCATAACGTATTCGTGCCAGTAGTTTGTATCTGGCCTTGCTGGAATAAGCATCACAACAGTGGTGTTGTGATCTTTGCTTTCTTCGTATGCTTTGCGAACCCAGTTTTTCAACTGCCGCCCATAAGGGGGATTAACATAGCACACTTCGCCTTTCCAAGATTGGGCAAGTGCGTCTTGTGCTTCTGTGAAAAACTTTGTGCAAAGAGCGTTGGTGCCATCTGTTGCAGGATCGAGCGTAAAGTTGAACTCTTTATTTAGTTTATTAAAGAACTCTTTTGGTGTTTGCCAGTCCATTTTCTTTGATGACATCATTGTGCTCATTGTTTGTTTATTCATCTCGAACACCTGTTGAGCCAAAGCCGCCGTCCCCTCGGTCGCTTTCATTAAGGTCTTCCACAAAGA